TGGAAGTCTGCGGATGAATTCCATAGCCGCAACTACTGCGTGAGTCGTCTTACCAATTCCTGGACCGCCATCAAACAAGAGACCAACGCCGTTGATACCGATGTTGCCAATCTGCTTGATGACCTGACCACCGATTGCATCATCAATCCACGTCGATACCTCGCTAGGAAACTCTCCAGCCCTATCGATAATGTCTTGTTGCTCAAGACCTAGAAAGCGACGTGGGATATTTGAGGTACGCAATAGCCAGTGCTTCTTTAAAGCAGACAGTTGATTGATGTCGTACATAATCCCCCCTCAGGGTTACTACTTAGTGAATGTGAAGTCGTTGTCAACCTTGAAGGTTAACGATCCAGCAAATGCTGCTGGCTTTCCCTTTGCATCGAGTGCTCCAGTTGCAACCATCTTGACTGACTTGCGAGGTGTGTGCTTAAGGACTTGCTCCTTGACCCAACGCTTTGCAGCAGAGGCGTTCTTCCATGAGGTGTACTCGCTGATACCTTCTGCAGGTTGCATTGAGTTAACAGACTCACCAGCAGGGCGCTGTGCACTGACGATAGCAAGCCATCCGCCAGCCTTCTCTGTGTTAAGTGTAATTGTTGCTACAAATGTTGCTTCAACTTTCTTAGCCATTGTTCTTCTCCTTCAGTAGTTTTCTTATTTGCTTTTGTAAAAAGATATTCTCTCTCCAAAACAAACCCATCACTGTTATTGAACCAGCAAGTGCAATAATGATTGCAATCATTGTTCCTGTATCTAAAATCATTTAGTTGCTCCTAATCTTTTTTCGTAACGCTCTAACTGTGCACGACCAGACAGTGAGTTCTGGAAGACCTTGCCATCGCTGGCGGTTAGGGTGGAGACCTTAACAGATGTATCGACCTTAGCATTGACTTTGTTAAGCCCCAAATTCTCACGGGCTTGGTTCATCTTCTTGCCGAAAGAGGCTAGGTACAACTTGTAGAGGTGGGGTGCTTCATCCCCGATGTTCTGGAAGTTGCGCTCATCTGCCATAAACAGTTTGAGCAGTTCCAGTTCGACTAAGGCTGTGGTTTGGTACTGCTTGCGGAACTTACTGAGTGCTCCCGACAACTGACGCACATTGACTGTCCCTGGCAGGAGCGGGTAGCGTTTACCAACTCGATATGAGAATTCAGCAGCGACATCCATGGGAGTCCATTCATGCTCAGGTCGCTTGCCTCTGGTCTTTGGATCTGACTTGCGGATCTTCGGCTGAACAGCATCCCGCTCCTCAACAAGGCCGAAGCCTGCAAGATTGTCTGAATCATCTTCCCATTTTCTCATAGGTACTCGTATCTCTTTCATTGAAACACCTTCGGTGTTTCTAATATCTTTTAATTGATTACTATCTTTGCTATTAGGTACTAATGACTTATTAGTAATATGGCTACGTGACTTATAGTCATGTGAGGTGTGGACATTTGCGTCCCCTAGGTTAGGGAACTCTAGCGTCCCGCTTGGGCTTGTAATGTCCAGTAGGTCTATGCCACGGTATCCGTTGGCTCTCTTGGTCCGAGTTCGCTTGATGAAGCCAGCCTCTTCCAAGGCGATAAGGCCTCTACGGACGGTCTTCTCATGGACGTTGCCAGTCTCTATACCAAGTTGGGCTGCTGAAGCCTTCAGGCGGCCTTCAGAGCCCGCTAAGTGGCATATGGTGGCCAAGAGTCGGAACTGATAATCGGTCAAGTTTGCGGTGTAAGCCTCGTGTGGGATTCTCACGGCGTGTCGTCACCGAATGGGTTGATGTCCTTGGAGCCTAACTCCTCCTCCAGCCGTGCCGTGATCGTATCCATCAAGGTGTCTAGGACTGAGGATGCTATGTAGGCAGAGAAGACCTCGATGAAAGATGTCAGGCTCTCCTGCATCGCATCAAAGAGTTCCTCTGTGGTGTCCTCTGTGTAATCCATCTCGATGGCATTGAGTGTCCCCTTGATGTTCCACATCTCAAGACCAAAATCCTCCAGCGAGTGAATGACCATGTGAGCCTCATCGGAGTCATCCCATGCCATAGCAAGGATGTCATCTGGGGTAATTAAGTTGAGCAGTTCTTTGATGGGGTTGGAACAGACGGTTATTAGATCCGCGTCATCTTCTAGTCCATCCATGGTGGTCTCTACATCAAGATAGATTTTGTAATCTACACCCTGCTCTTTAACGGCATTGATTGCTGTCTCTGTAAATATACCTCTAGTGATTACTGGGATAAGAACTTCACTCACATCTTCTTTGCCGAGTAATTCTACAAGCGGGTAGTACACATCAGCACTTGGATCAAATGTTAAAAGAATCATTCGTTTCATATCGTGCCCCTTATAGTCGTGGTAGTCGTTGTTGTACAACCCTTGGTTTATTTAAGTATTTACTCAGTAGAAGTGCAACTGTAGCGATAGCAGGTACTGCAATTATGAACTGCATGCTAAGTGGGTTCTGGGAAATTAAAGCCCCAAAACTTAATGGGAGTGTTAAGAATTTGTTGAGTAGAGGAACGCCAAACATACCTGTCGTAATAAGTTCCAAGAACTCTATGACGTAGGTGACTGCAACTCCAGCAATGAGGATCGTTATAAGTAGGTCAATCATGACCTGGAGCCTACACCGTCAGGTTGGTAAACTCCACCCCAGCAAAAGAACGGACACGCCAGAAAGAATTAGGTGGAACCCAACTATCAAGAGTCTGTGCCAGACGAGGTATCTGAAAAGGCTTGTTAGGGTACAGGTGTGTAGGGGATTCGTTAGCGGTACCTTCCCACACGGCACCAAATTGTGAGGCAAGGTTTCCGTCGTAGTAGTCGGAGGCAAATGGAGATGCTTCTAACTGAACAGCGTCAACCCACACCGTTGCTCCTGAGGATGAGTTAAACGCAATGGTTGCAGTCGCTGTCAACGCAACGTCAACGTCTTCGGCGTCTACATAAGTTGTTACTGTAAATCTCTGCCAGTTAGTACTGAGTGTAAACGCACTACTTACTGTCTGGGCTGTTAATGCGACACCGTTATCTTTTGGTGTAAGAGTGACTGTTCCAGTACTTGTTGTAGATCCCTTTGCGTAAAAGGAAAGTGTGTAGTACTTATCTAGTACTGGTAGAGAACCAGTAGTTGTCGTTATGTTGGCTGCTGAAGCGATACTGAGGTTTAGTGATGTTGTTCCACCACTTATGTCACTTGGAGTAACAGAGACTCTTGTGTTACTTGCTGCTGTAATAGTCCATTGATTGGTGTTAGTTTCAAACGATGGATTCTTAATGTAATTAATTTTACTGGAGTCAAGAAAGATGTCGATTGCTCGTGCTTCGTCGTAGTCTACTGTGTCTCCTTCTTGAACACACACCTGGTCTACATAGTATGTTCCAGCAGCAGAGTAAGAAACTCCAAGAGATGCATACTTCGCCTCTAAAGTTTTTACTGCACCAGTACCTGTTGCAGTTCCTGTGTAAGCGTTGGCAACCGTGAAGGTACTTGATGTAACCGCTGTAATTGTGACGTTACTTAGGTTAACTGCGGTTGTAGAAAAGCCTGTGATAGTAACTACTGAACCAACAAGATAGGTATGAGGATCATCTGTAGTGTAAACAACAGATCCTGATGATCCCACTGCCCCTGTTAAAACTGCTGTTTGAGCCGCTGGTGCAGTCGTTACAAGGCTTGCACTTTTCCAAGTGTTGTTTGCTGCAACTGCTGTACCCTCTTTGCTAAACAATAGGGTTGTATTCTTGTCGTAGTAAGATATGCGTGGAGTTATGTTGCCAGCACTTGTTGGGGACTTTAACTTCAAAGACATGATGTACTCAGTGCCACCCGTAACTGGAACACCTTTAGTAATTGGCAATGTATTTCCAAGACTCATCAGCCCTGAGTTACTTGCAACAATCTTGCATGTATCTGTCCCATCAATCACGTTGTCGCCAGTGTCTGCTACTTGTTCTGTGCTTGAGGTGATAGTGGCGTTAGTTGCTGTCCAGTTTCCAACAGAATCATAGAACGTGCTGTCTTGTACAGACAGTAGTAGGTTTGGAGAAACCGTGATTGTTGGTGCGTACCCCGTCAAAGACTCTGCGTAGGTCTGGATACCGTCAGATAAACCCTTGTGTGTATACATAAAGATTGCTTCACGAATAAGGCGCTTCTGATTTCGTACGGGAAGGTTGGGTTCTAGATCTAAACCAAAGTTCAGTGTCTCAATAGGAAGTAACGCAAATGCGCCAGATTCAAATGAGTGGTTTGGTCGTAGCAAATCAATTTGTGTCAGGAGTTGTTCATAGGTGAATGACATACCTTCCATAAATGCGTACAGTGTTGAGTTCTCATCTGTCACACCTAATGGGCTTTGGATCTGACTTGTAAAAACTTTTGGAATAATATCCATAACTCTTTTTTGAGCATTGTGATCTGAAGGAACAGTGTCGGTGATCTGTCCAGCAACCACCCAGTATCCAGCGTCAATAAACAAGAACATGCGGTAATAGACTTGTTGACCAGGAGTAATAGGTGGGATTACAACTTCAGCATCATCAGAGTCAACAAACGTTGATCTAGTTACAGTTCCTTCAGTTGCAGATTCTTCCCAAATTACAATTCCATCTTCTGCTGTTTCTGGGAATCCTGTTTGATTTCTTACTAAACGTATCTTTGTAAAGTTTCCTGTTGGGCTTTGCCACTCAACACGGGTCTTAATAAAGTCCAATACAACCAAGCCCATAGGCTCAACAGAGAAAGCAAGGCGTGGCTGTAGGCCGTACTTTGCACTTGCATAACTAACATTACCGTAACGTGCCACGAGTTAAGTTCTCCTTAGCAGCCAGCAAGCAGGAAGGCGCTCAAAGGATCTGCGCCAGTGACTACTGTAGTCCAAGAGGCTGTCGATCCATTGGTTACTAGATACTTACCGCTGTTACCTGACTGAGAAGGCAAAGCATCAAATGTTTCCCATGCGGTCGCATAATCAGAGCCAGAGGTCTTAGTTAGGACTTGACCATCAGTTCCTCCTGTAGGAACAGCGGTGTACATGTCGTATAGTCCATACTCAATGTTGGCTAGTCGATCCTTTAAGGTATTCCAATTTGTTGTAACTACATCAAAGTTTCCGACCCATCCAGAACCAGTCTTGATAAGAGTACCTAGGTTTGTTTGAATTGAGTTAACTTCTTCTTGCAGAGTGTTGACGTGCTCAGCAAGGACTGTGTCGATGAAGTCTGTCTTGGTGCTAAATGACTTGATCGAGGCTGGGTATGTGGCTGTCACGGTC